TGCAGGATATTTACAAAAGCCTATCTGGTGAATTGGATATACAAATAGAACATGTATCCCCATATAAGATGTCTTTGCCATCATTACTTAATACCATGAGATATATCGAAAAGTATGGTGATAATCATATACGGATATATGATAGAACCATGGTAAAGAAAGCTTGCCCTAGGCACGGAGCGGTGGCGATCGGGAGCAACGCCTGCCACGGGTGTCCAGAGTTCCTGTTCCATGTGGCAAACAACATGACCGATACGGTGGTGTGTGATATGGATATGAGTTATGGAGATCGTAAGAAGGATAAATATGAGCATTAGAGCTAATGATAATGGGACATTTGAGTATCGAATTAAATTGGATACTTTTGATAAAATAAATAATACATGTAAAATGAAGAGAGTTTATTTTGTTCACAAACCAACAAGTTTTTATGTTGGGGGCAATGTGAGTAGCGTAGAAGCTATAGTTTATAACAAGATGGTTAATATGGGGATGGATAGCGAATTAGCCGATAAACTTTGTAAAGTAATAGGTACATTCCCTTGTGCATGGGAGATACCAGAGGAATTTGCGTCTGATCCATATTCATATATGATCAAGCGTCTGGGATTGAAATATCCATCTTTTTTAAAAGAAGAGGATTTGGATATACAAGAAAATATAGATTTTGATGATGAGGAGGACGAAGAGGATGGGGAGATCGACTGAATATTATAGGACACATCCGGAAGCCAGAAAGAAGAAGGCTGAGACGGACAAGAAGATCAACGCCAGACCTGAGCAGAAAGCCAAGAGACGGGAGTTGGGTCGTAAGAACTACAAGACCGATAAGCTGAAGGGCAAGGCTTATCGAAAGGGGAGGGACCTATGCCATACAGCTAAGGGTCTTAGATATAAATCAAGGTCAGCTAACAGAGGATCTAAATCCGATACGGCTGGCGATAGAAACGCACGAGGATGAACGATAATAGGATATGGAAGACGTCCAAGGAAATTATCATGGACGCCTATGAGAGGATAATGAAATATCAGTCGGGAGAACTTCTCCCGGCTCGTACTGGATATCCTTATCTAGATAAAGCTTTGCTGGGAGGATTTTACCCTCAACATGCGATAGCCATAGGAGCTAGACCAGGAGTTGGTAAATCCTATTTGGCGCAAAAGATCATGAACAATGTGATGAATGTCAATATCAATCCGCAAGCAGATGATTATGTATGGTTAAGATGTGAGTTCGAGATGAATCCGGAAGACTTGGTATTACGTTCACTATCAAAAAAAATGAACAAAGACATAGAAGATATCCTCCTTCGTAAAATGGATGAAGAGGAGATGCTGGAAATGCAAAAATGTCTTAAACAAGAAAATTCAAACAGAATAACGTATATACCCATACCTACAACAGTTGATGAGCTTAAGGATTTTCTATGGAATGTATATATGCCGGCGAATAAGGATAAGAAAATTGTATTTGTATCCATAGATCATACAGCTCTTATACAAGGTTCGGGTGATGCCAAGAGGAATATAGATAGTTTGATGAATATGTGTAATATAGCCAAAAGAACGTTCCCAAACATCTTCTTCCTTATCGTATCGCAACTCAATCGAGAGATAGAAGGCAGGCGTGATCCGAAGGATCATATGCCAAGGCAGTCTGATTTCTATCAGTCCGACTCATTGGGGCAGCTATGTACGGCTATGGTAGTGTTGAATATCCCAAGGAGATACGGGTACTCCTCATACATGCAATTTCCGCAAGGATGGTATCCTAATCTGGAACGTTTCAAGAGCGAGTCAAGACGATCCTTCCGTGTGGATGGATTATTGTTCCATCATATCGTAAAGGTCCGTCAAAGATCATTGGAGGAGATTGACGCTATACATGTAGATATCATGAAAGGATATGAGCGATATTATCCTGATGGAGGGGTGGTGCGCCAAGAAAGACCGGGAGGCTCGGATGCCCCCGTGGGTAGCGGCAAGCCGGACACGACCGTAGTGACGCTTCCGCCCCCACCTCCCGGTGTTCCATTGGAGCAACAATATATACCGCCCAGTGATGATTTCAATGTAGTACATGACGAAACACCTTATTGACATGAGATTGAGACATAATTACTTGCTTGTAGTGATAAAGGTGCTGGAAATGTTCTTAAAGACCGTATTGTCGGTTGAGGATAAGATGGGGATAAAGGAAATTATATCCTCGTTAAAGGAAATGGCTAAATACAGCATCAGATATATCATAAATCGGGAACGGGAAAAGGAGATCATGAGTATCTGTGATGAGGTATCCAATAAAGTACAGGAGTATAAAAGGATAAATGACAACTCAATGATATTGGAATTGGAGAACCTAAAAAGGGAAGTTGTGGCGGTGGAGGATCTTCTTAGCTCATACAAGGGGGTTCTTGACGCCGAACTGGTGATAGCCGAGGATGATATCAGAATCATACGGGACAAGATCGCTATAAGCCTGAGGGAGGACGGAACATGTAAGAGCATGACTGATGCTGATAAAAGAGCTAGGGTGGACGTAAGATACGAGAGGGCGTTAGAGGATTATCGAATCCTTCTAAGATGCGCCAATACGGTTAGGGCTAAGATGTCGGTTGTAGGGCATCTTAACCAATCTATAAATCAATCTATATCAGTTGGTAGAGTTGGTATGGCTAATGAATCTTATACGGTAAAACAATATGAAAAAGGGAAAGAGATTATCGAAAGCAGACGCCCTTAGGGCGTTGACAAAGGCTTACAATTTAATAAAGAATGATAATTATGCATTTATATGCATAGCAATAGAAAGAACAGCGATTGAATTATCACTTGCTGAAAGATCATGTGTGGCGTGTTATCTTATACCAGAACTGAAGATGTTCAAACCTGTAAACAGAAAAAATGGAGATTTTTGGTTTCATTCATCAAAGAAAAACATAAGGTTACATATAATAGAGACGCTAATAGATATATATAACGGAAATGATCATCCCGATATAGTCGAGAGGGTAGCCAGAAAGATCAGGTCAATATTTTAACTCATTAGCTTATGTATATAAATTTTGAACAGATGATGACATCAGGATTAACGATGTCTGATGTCGGGTATCTCTTGATGATCCGGCAGAAAGAGGAGATGGCTGGCGTCATTCCAAAGGAGAAAATAGATAGTTATAAAGCATCTGGTTATATCGAGCTTCAGAAGAATGGGAAGTGGAAGATAACGCCAAGGGGAGGGTCGCTGCTGATGCTGATAGAGACACCCGGCCTGACACCGGAGGTCGAGGGGATCCGGGACCGTATCGTTGGTGTGTATAACGATATGGGTAAGGATACAGGAGCTATCAAGGAGGTAGAGAAACGGCTCGTATGGTTCGTAGCTAATACCAACTTCAAGGAGGGACCTATAGTAAGAGCCGTAATATCCCACATAGATCTTAAACGTGAGTATACGATGAGATTGGATAACTTGATATGGAAACCATCAAATGTATATAGTGTGCATATGAGTTTATCGGAATCAACGTTATTCGATACGATCATAAAAATGTATGGCATGACGTCTGACTTGTATCTTAGGGAGAACAAGAACAAGGAGCTGGCATGGTTGTTCGCCGTAAGCCGACTCCCGGATCCTCCTAAGAAAATGGATAAGGAATATACTATTACTAGAGATGTTAAGATGGACATCGAAAGAATATCAGATATAAAAAAAGAATTAGGTAGAAGATTAAAGATGTCAATTTAGCATGGAAAGAAAAGAAATTGAAAAAGTAGTCAAGGAAGTGATCTTTGAGAAGATGGGTGAGTTTACGGGTTTTAATCATGCTGCCGAGATCGATAACGAGGATGGGCTGGCGACTGACATGGCTATGGATTCCTTTGACTACGCAGAGGTGGTGATGGAAATAGAGAAAAGGATGGGTATATCTATACCTGATGAGATACTAAACATCAAACCTTATACTAAACTTACGGTAGGGGAATTTATGGATATATTATATAATTATCTAAATAATCATGGAGAGAGATAAAATATTGAAACTAGCCAGAAAAGAGATATTTGAAAAAATGCATAAGTTCAATTACATTAATAATATAGAGGTAATTGATGATGTAAAAGAAGATAGTAATTTATCATCTGATCTGGCTATGGATCCATTTGATTTATTAGAGGTGTTGATGGAGATTGAAGAGAAGATTGGTATAAGGATATCGGATGATGTCTTCGGTGATAAACCTGTTGATGAACTAACTGTAGGGATTTTTGCGGATATGTTGTATGTTTATTTTAAGGACAAATAATGGATTTCGGATATGACGATTGGGAAGAGGGGCTAGAAACCCCTCTTGTCGATGATTGCGATGACGATCGCAATGAGGAGGATGAGTATGATTTCGGCTAAAGAACTAAGGATAGGGGATCTTGTAAAAGACAAGGCTGGCAATATATGGAGAGTAGGGTGCGTTACTGGTATGCGTAATGAAAGTAAGTCATTGATCCTTGAACGTGAGGTTGATAATGGGATAATGAAATGGTATTCCGGGGAAGATGATGTCATGCCTATTGAGATAAATGATAATATACTTGATACTATCTATTTCAAGCGTGATAAGGGGCGGGATGTATATCGAGGCTACGGAATATCTATAGAGTTTTTTGATGATGGGTATTATCTTAGCCTTAGGGATCTGGAAGACGATCTAAGCGATCCTATTCAGATTAAGGATCTTCACCATCCACAAAACCTGTTAATGGATTTATACGGACATGATATAAACATAGATAAGCTTTATGGTAATACCGGAGAATAATTTGTTATGTAAGGTTATAAACGGAGAGAAGGTTCTCGCCGCCTCTTACTCGCAGATAGACACGTTCGTCCAGTGTCCATATAAATGGTATAAGACTTACGTGGAGGGTCATAGGTCCACGGAGAAGCATGAGGCTACGTCATATGGTACGGTTATCCACCAAACGATGGAGTATTTCTTCAAGAACGGATGCAGACCTTCTTATGAGGATATGAGCAAGGCATTCAACTACTACGCTGATATAGAGAAAATACCTTTTGATAGCGTAAGATCCCAGATCGAGTCCATGCAACATGCGGCTAGGCTAATAAGATGGATTGTGGGGTTGTTTGAGAAGGATGCTGCTGGCAATTATAAGAAGGCATGGTCCGATCTTACGCCAATGGAGAAGGTGGTCCGGGGGTCGAGACCGGCCGGCGTGGAGGAGGGCTTCGTCCTGCCCTATAAGCTGCCCAAGCCACTTACTTTGGATGGTGTTACGTACGATAAGGTACATATCATAGGATCGGTGGACTGGCGTGGAGAGTATAAGACAAAGGATAGGATAGCTATGTATACGATAGACTGGAAGTCCGGGAGGAAATTATTCGATAAGGATAAGTTGCTTCACAACCTCCAGCACCCGATATACGCCTTTTACATACTAAGGAAATACAAGGTACTTCCGGATATGTGTAGCTATTTCTTTACCCGTATGCTGGACAATCAAAATGTGAAGGTAGATAAGGAGAAGGTGGAGAGATCGGTCAAGGAACTTAATGATATCCTTCTTGATATGTATGATTTCGAGACAAAGAAGATTGATAGCTACCAAGCTCACGTTTGGGACGATGCCAAACAGGGGTATAAGTACGAGAAGCGCCACCTCATGGGACGCCAGCCGGCCTGCCTTGAACCCCGCCCCAAGCCCTTGTGTTTTTGGTGCGATTTCTCGATCCACAAACAAGGAACATGCAGGTACTCATCGGATTGGGATGAGTCAAAAAGAAAGAATAAAAAAGATTAACTTTATTAAAAAGCCTAGGTAAATATCTAGGCTTTAATTATATTTGTGTCAATAAATAAACGATTATGGATAAAAACGAAAGAGAAAAACAGGTATTGGATCTTCTGATGTCTAGAAAGGATATCAGGAAATTGGTAAAGAAATCAAATGAATGTTATTCTAAAATGGATTTCGTTGGCGCCATGAAATGCCGGCAGGAGATAAAGGATATCGTAGACCGGGAATCGAAGATCATGTTGACAAAAAGCGAGTCTTTGGCGAGTTTGATGAATAACGCTGATAATGAATATAAATTCAATATGCTGGTATGGCTACATTCCATGATGTGTATGGCGGATGTATTTAACGGGATATTGGAGGATTTCAAGGATGGGGTAAGAAAAGCCAATGGCAACTCCAGGTTCGTTAAGTTCGATAATCTGGATCGGTTGATGACGGAATGCAAGAAGGAGATTGATTACCTGATGAAAGGCACAAGTAAATCATTCCAGATATCTTTTGCCGTAAGAAGCGATGAGCTAAGGGAGATGATAGAGAATATGGTTGGAGACAATATCCGAGAAGGGTATGACATATTCAATGAAGAGGCTAAAATGACCAAAGAGACAGACAGGAGCAAGATAGAGGAATTTAATAAAAGGCTGGACCATGAGTAAATTTGATGTAAAGATAGGTGATATAGTTCATACCCAGATAGGGATAGGAGAGGTGATAGCCATAAGCAAGACCAAAGAGACTTTGATGGTAAAAATGGACGATGGTCGGAAATGTGCGATAAGACTAGAGTACGTGAAAGACGTTTTTGATAACTACAGAGATGACATATAAATTAAGGCCATATCAAGAGGAGTGTGTTAAAAGTATCTCCGATTACATAAACTCTGATAGACATGATCCGGTATTGATCATAGGTCCTGTAGGTTGCGGTAAGTCACTTCTGATAGCAGAAGCGGCTAGATTGATGGGAGATAAGACGCTGATTTTACAACCATCAAAAGAATTGCTGCAACAGAACCACGACAAGATAACGTCGTATGGCATACCGGCTACCATCTACTCCGCTTCCTGTGGCAAGAAAGAGCTATCTAACATGATATATGCCACGTTAGGATCTATCAAGAAAGTTGTTGGTCAGCTTAAGGAGATGGGAATCAGAAACGTATTGATAGATGAGGCTCATGCCGGATACAGTCCTGAGGATGGCAGTGAGTTCATGACATTCATGAATGAGCTGAAGCCGAAAAAGGTGATAGGGTTTACCGCTACACCATGCAGGATTAAAACGATGTCGATAGGGCGGGTGTCATATTCCCAGCTTAATTTCATCACTCGTATGAGACCGGTATATTTCAAGAACCTAATCCATGTCATACAGGTGGAGGAGATGATAAGGCAAGGATTTTGGACACCTCTTAAATATGAGACATGGAATTTCAATGGAGATGCCCTTAAACTTAATTCTAACGGCTCCGAATATACGGCCGAGTCTATTAGTGAGGCGGTGAGAAAAAACGGCTTAAACAACCTTATTTTACGTCGGTTGATGGTATTAAAAGACGTATGCAGATCTATACTGGTGTTTATGGATTCTGTTGAGAGCTGCAATACCGCCGCCGAATGGATGAACGCAAAGATATGCGCTGGCATGGCGGAAGTGGTTCACGGAGGCACGCCAAAGAAACAGCGGGAGGCTATAGTCGAGGGGTTCAAGTCAGGTAAGACGAAGGTAGTGTTCAACTATTCCGCCCTCGGTACGGGATTCGATCATCCGGGTCTGGATTGCGTGATAGTAGGAAGGTCGACATTCTCGTTCTCGTCGTTTTATCAGTGGCTTGGAAGGGCAGTCCGTATAAAAGACGGAAAGGATAGTGCTTTGGTCGTTGATTGTTGTAACAACTCGTCAAGGTTCGGTGATATAAGGAAACTTAGTATAGAGAACTACAAGGGGTATGGATGGGGAATGTTTATCGGCGATAAGCTAATAACTAATATCCCGATGGGGGATAAGGTAACGAAAACAGATCTGGATATCAAAGCCGCCAAGAAAGATCGTAGGAGGGGGCTGGCGCAGGGCGTAACCGCCGCCCCTGTTCCCGGAAGGCCGGATCATCCCCTTGGCTCTACGTTAATGACATTCGGAAAGTATTGTGGATGGATGTTGCATTCAATTCCGGTATCGTACTTCAAATTCATAAACGAGACATTTGACTGGGATAATGATAGGAACAAGGATATAAAAGAATACATAGATTTTTTAATCAAAAACAATAGATTATGACAGGATGTATATATCATGAGGCTGACCTTGACGGAGTAATGTCAGCGGCTATAGTAAAAAAGTATTTCAAAGGGGACATTGATCTTCTTCCTTACGATTACGGCGAGGAAATACCTGACGTGAATAAATATGATAAGGTGTTTGTAGTTGACGTGTCATTTGGAGACAGAACAAGCTTGCTGTTTGATGAATGGAAAGACAAAGGGATAGATGTCACATGGATAGACCACCATAAGACGGTGATAGAAGCTGTGAAGGACTATAATGTCAAAGGCAAAAGACGTATCGGAACGGCGGCTTGTGAGCTTACGTGGGAATATCTTTTCGATGATATCGAAACCCCTGATGTGGTAGAATTATTGAGTGCTTATGATGTATGGGATCACGACCGGTTCGAGTGGAGTGATGTCATGGCATTCCAATACGGGATGAGAGGATATTGTGGTCTTGACGTGGATATGGCGGCAAAGGTCATGGACGGCGATCATGACTTCATATATGACATGATAAGGAACGGAGAGGCGATACTGGAGTATATCGTTGAGAAAAACAGGGGCGAGATGGATATGTTCTCATTCGAGGCTGACGTGTTTGGTTATAAGGCGATATGTATGAACACCACGGAGTTTAACTCCACTACATTCGAGTCTATGTACGATCCTAGAAAACATGATTTGATGATGCCATTTTGCTGGAACGGCAGATTCTTCAGATGCTCGTTCTATACCACCAAGAAGGAGGTGGATGTCTCGGCGCTGGCACGCAAGGCCAACCCAGGTGGAGGAGGCCATAAGGCGGCTGCCGGATTCCAGCTTAGCGTGGAGGATATGATGGGATTTTTGAAAGAAAGGAGGATGTGATATGGTAGGGTTGATATCTATTATTATAATAACAGTAATCTCCTTTGCCATGATGATGGAGGGATGGAAAAAATATGATTCACAAAAGTTTTACACAGGGTTGCTTGTAATAGGTATAAGTATCATAATGATATTTCCAGTAATGCAATATAATATGGAGAATATGAAAAACGTGTATAAATTCAAGAAACTTAACGAAATGAAGCTAGACGATTACGGCTTCGGTTTATTCGAGTACAATGGCGCTCTTTATTTCAAGGAGGCAGAGGGTGAAAGATGCTTTGATGTGAGAAGCGGGAACGAGGTTATTATCGGAAAAGATAAGATTATAATGACTTTGGAGGATTGATCATGAGAAAGCTTAATGACACCAACAGGACAAGAAAGAGAAACGTGCGGCACTCGTGGGTGAAAGCAGGTCCGGGGATTCAACGCCGCGCTATTTGCGGGATTACGAAGCGAAATGAGCGTAGGGACGGAAAGGCCACGAATCGTGTGTATCTATCATCTGGTGAGCTTTACTCTATGACAGGAGAGACACCAGAGTGTAGGGATCTTAGTGAATTTTATTAATCTAAAACATGAAAATATGACATGGTATGATACTTACGAGGAAATAAAGGCTAAATATCCGGATACTGTTTTCGAGGAATATTGGTTGGTTGAAGAAGATGTCGCTAAGTTAATGAATCATGAGCCTATTATAAAAGGATGGGCTATAATCAAAAATGATCCTAATATAGATAGCGATATTATATCTAGCGACAAATCGAATATCAATGTTATTGAAGCTGAGAAGAACGAGGGTGATGAGCGCAATATATTGTTGCATATTGGGATATTATCTCCATTTAATGATGATCCAGTAATAATAATAAAACAAAAAGGAGTTTAAGATGAAAGAGGAATTTAGCAAATACGACAAGGTCGTTTATGATGGTGAGGTATTTGAAGTACTTGAGACCGCCGACAATACGGGAATGATGAAAATAGAACCGTTATTTGATGAGACATATAAATCCATTTGGGCTGATGAGGAGATGGTTGTTTCGTTAAATAGAGCTATCAAGTTAAGGCTTATTGATGATGAAACGGCGGATGAGGCGATAAATTTCGGGAAGCCAAAAATAGGAGGCGCAGTGGTGGAAAGCGGGCCGCTTGTGGGGAAAGACGGCAGCGGGAAGGACGACCGGGCCGACGGTAAACTCCGGTGGGATCTTCTTCCTTTGGCTGAGATAGAGGACATCGTGAGGGTATATACGGAAGGAGCCAAGAAGTACGCCGATAACTCATGGCAAGATATACCTGATGGATTTAATAGGTATTTTGCTGCGAGTCAACGTCATATAATGGAATATATGAAAGGAGAGAAATTTGACAAAGAAACCGGTTGTTATCATCTTGCATGTGCGGCATGGAATATAATAGCTATGTTATATTATGACAAACATGGGAAAGGTAAGGATATGTCTAAAAATAAGACATTTAAATTCATAGAGGAAGCATCCATAGTACATGGGAACAGATACGATTATAGCAAATCAATATATAATGGGCATGACAGAAAGTTAATTATAACATGTAAGATACATGGAGATTTTATGCAAACACCTCATAATCATCTAAACGGGCATGGGTGTCCTAAATGTAGATATGACATGAACAGAAGATTAATATGCGGGGTTGGTGTAAATGACATATACGGGAGTAAAAACGATAGGAGTTATAACACATGGTGTCATATGATAAAGAGATGTTACATGAAATCTAAAAAATTCAATGCATATAAAGATTGCTATGTATGTGATGAATGGAAAATATTCAGCAATTTTAAAAAATTTTATGATGAGAATTGCCGTGATAGTACATTTCATCTTGATAAAGATATAATATTCCAAGGGAACAAAGAATACTCACCTCAAACATGCGTGTTTGTTCCCATGGAAATAAATGAATGTATAAAATCTGAATGGTCAAACAATAAGACTCTTCCACTGGGTGTTACTAAAACGAAATATGGTAAATACGGGTCAAGATGTAGAATAGAAAAAGGGGAAGGAGAGACACATATAGGTGTGTATGAAAATGAAAAAGAAGCATTTTATGCCTATAGAGAATTTAAGAAAAAAAGGCTGAAGGAAATGGCCGAAAAATATTTTAATAATGGATTGATAGACAAAAGGGTGTATGATGCCATATTGTCGTATGAGATATATCCATTTAAATATGGGGACAAGAGAAATGATGAATATGATTACACAAGTAACAAACATAACAAAGGGTTAATAGAATGGAAGAGTCAGGAGAAAGAGTAGTAGATGAGAGATTAAGAGCTATCGACAAAAGAACAGGTAAATACGTTAATGTAATCAAGCGCACTATTGATGACAGCCTATTCCCGATAGTTAAGTATCTAAATTATAGCTACGACGAATTAAATTATGATTATGTAAGATATCTGAATTTTGATATAGATATAAATTGGGAGCAACGTAGATATCAGATTGTTAAGGATTTATTATCTAACGATTTCGATGGGAGAAAGATGAGTATAGATGAGGTAGATAATGCTATATTTACCGCTGATTTGATTATTAACAGATTAACAACTATTTGAGATGGTAAGAATTGATTTTTTCACGAAGAAAGACGCTGAGTACAGCGACTACATGCGGTATATTATCGCCAGCACATTACAGGAGTATGAGGGTGAGGTCACGTTAAACCAGATCCCGGAGAACAAAGCCACGGAGGAGGAAATATCCAAGTACGGTATAGAGGTATATCCTACTATCATCGTCAGCGGAGATAACATGGATGGCTTTAATAAACTTGAGGGGATGGCCAGAAAAGCTGATCTTATTAACGTCATGTCGTTATACGACAAGAAATAGGCTTATGACGATAAGGGATAAATATTTTGGTTGGAAAGATATATTCTTTGACAGGTTCGTGCATTGTTGTAATGAAAAAAGTGACCAACCACAAGGAAGTAATATACCTCTAGCCAAAATAAACTTCGATAACAAGACAGGATATGTGGAGGACGGGACTATTAATATAGCCGAGCTTCTTCAATATATTTGGATAAATAATAAGGTCTATGGGTGTGAATATGCACCCATAGATATATCCTCTGTCTTGCAAACATTGATTAGATTGACCGAGAACGCTAAGTTCATATTTGACGACCAACCCGGCATACATGATATGATCCCATATAGAGGTTTTTTTCTTAGAGATGATTTTTTACCCGGGAAAGATTATTCACTTGATTTGGATAAAATAGTGAGCGGGATGGGAGGATGGTATGGGGAGGATGAGGATCCATGTTACTCGATGTTCGTCAGTCAAGATCAGATATGGAACTTGAACCCGATATTGAAGGTATTAGCTGATGAGGGATCTATTCTAGCCAAGGAACTTGGGTATGATATGAACTCATATGTCAGCGATAATGGATACACGATATACAACCCCTACCTCTCGTGGATCAATCATTACTATCATTATTGCCCGACATTTAATGAGGATAAGCTGAAACCTTGGGATAGGGTGGAAGACAGAAAGAATAAATTCAAGATGACGGATAAGGTTAAGAGAGGCGCCAATAATTGGTATTATTCAGGCGGGACTATATCTTGTGTGGATAATTTCTTGGGGAAAGAATACAGGAAAAATCTCCGAACCTTCATATATCGTGGAATAGTATTCTTTTTAGATCGGATATGGCATACACCATTGTTTGAGAAGATGGGCGTGAAAATGAAATACAACGCTTATTATTGTTATGCCGCTACTTCCGGGATATGGTATGATAAGGGATTCAAGGAAAGACTAGCCAAGAGGTTTAACAAGTCGCTGGGCGGCGACGGGGAACTGTTCGGGGCTAACCTAGCCTGCATGGTATGTGACCGTAAGGATATCGATTGGGAGGCGCTTCGTCTTTGGCTTGACAAATACGATGATCCTACTGATAAGGGCATGGTGAATAGCCCTATTCAATTTATGTATTTATATCTATATTACTCTTTTAACAAATAAGTGTAAATGCCTACAAATCGTCCCAAAAAGCCAATGCAAAGGGAGGGGGTAAATTAACGAAAGTGCTTACCAATCCAGATCTAGCCAAATTCAAACCTAGAGAACTTATCGAGGAACTAAAAGCTAGAGGTTACAAAGGTACGCTCACCTATGAGCAGGTAATAACATTAGGTGATTAACACCATTTTACACTAGAATCGTAACATTATAATATAATTTAAAAGATGGCAAAGAAACAGTTAAAGATCCCGTTTAAAGACGGGAGACCATGTAAATGGGTTAAGGATGTTCATGATGAGGAACGCGATAATCATGAGTTTGATGAATGTCTTGAGATACACGGATTCGTTCGTGGATGCTCTTCGGCTGTAATGATATCAAGACCGGCAAATGATCATGGAAAGGATTTCAATTATGTCAACAGCATCTATTATCAAGTGTTCTTGACAGATAGCAAGGAGATAATACAAAATATGATGCATGGGATCATATACGGGAAATGGACTTTTGTTAAGAGGGGAGAAAATTTTGGTATAAAATTGGTTAAGGTCTTACCTAAGATACATAAAATATCCCTTGATATGATCGCAAAGGATATTTTTAGGTCTGAGAATAAATGAACAATATGAAAGTATTATCATTATTTGATGGGATATCATGTGGATATCTAGCATTACAAAGAGCCGGTATACCTATAGAGACTTACTACGCCTCGGAGATAGACAAGACATGTATAAAGGTAAGTCAAAAACATTTTCCTAATATTATCCGGTTAGGAGATGTCAATAACTGGAGAACGTGGAATATCCCATGGAAAGACATAGATCTGGTCATGGGAGGGTTCTGTTGCCAGAGCTTCTCTAGCTCAGGTAAGGGTAAAGGATTCATGGACGCTCGTGGAAGGCTTTTCTTTTGCTTCTCGGACATCGTAAAGCATTTAAGGAAGGAGACCAAAGGTAAGGTCCTGTTCTTGGGTGAGAACGTCCGGATGCGGGATGAGCACCGCTGGGTGATTACCGAGGAGCTTGGCGTGGAGCCGGTGGAGATCGATAGTGCCTTGGTCTCGGCACATACCCGGCATCGCCTTTATTGGTGCAATTGGCCGGTAGAAATGCCGAAAGACAAGCATATATCATTGGATGATATTCTAGAGCATGACAAGGGTTGGAATCCGGGAGCCATAAGAGGGAGATATATAGGGACCATTGTCGGTGGAAGGATAGGAGAGGACGGGTATCGAAAGGATTGTGGCAAGGACATAAAAATAACGCAATGTCTGGAGATAAGAAAAGATAAGAATACCACTCCCATCAAGAAAAGTAATTGCCTTACAACAGTCATGAAAGATAACGTGATCTCATCACTACCTCCCGGAAGATATCCTAACGCCTTTGACATGAAAGACAAATTCAGATACCTGACCCCGGTGGAGATGTGTAGGCTACAGACATTGCCGGATGATTACCTTGACGGGATAGCCCCAAATACGGCCATGTCTTTAGCGGGTAACGGATGGACAGTGGATGTGATAGCCCATTTACTAAGAAGCATCGAACGTAAGCAGATAAATGATATTGTAAAGGAATTTCGCGAAATTACTGATGAGCTTATGTTCGGGTCATTAGAAACGGATATAATGTGACATGTGAAGGTAAACACGAGCAAAATGAGACCATACGGAAGAATCAAGACAGTTAAGGGATCTTTATGGAAAAAGGATATACATCCACCGAAAGGGCACAAGAATTGGTGGGATGACATATGCGATCCTGTACCTAGAAGTACTATGAAGCTTAAATTTAAAACAGAGTTAAGAGATGATTATAAACAAGAAATGGTCAATGCCGAACAGCGAGACATTCAGCATAAAACCGATAAGGGAACTTATAGATAAATATCGAGAAGAGGGGATGGTTATAGTGGATCCATTCGCCAGAAACAGCGATATAGGGACGATCACCAACGATCTTGACCCTGAGACTAAGGCTATGTATCATAAGGACGCCACGGACTTCCTGTGTGGTCTTAAGGATAATATAGCTGATATGGTACTATATGATCCACCATATTCCTCGAGACAGGTATCCGAGTCGTATAAAAGACTTGGAGGTGCTGTTGATATGCAAACAACACAATCTAGTTATTGGGCTAAGCAGAAGAAGGAGATAGCTAGGATCACCAAGAAAGGAGGGGTGGTCATTACCTGCGCGTGGAACTCCGGCGGTATAGGGACCGGGCTTGGCTTCGAGCAGCAGGAGATTCTTCTTGTGGCTCATGGGGGATGGCATAATGATACGATAGTTACAGTAGAAAGGAAAATGAAATTATGAAGGAACGGATTTTTACCACAAAAGAACAGGGAAGAGTGCTGGTCGAGGCCGGCCTCCCTATCTCTACCGCCAGCGGCTTCAGAGACAAGTATCTGGATCAATTACATTCTATGGAGGATAACGCTGGTCGTATAGGGCTGATAGAGGCCGTTACCCCTGATGTATCCAATCCTGTTTGGGATGTAGGGACGTTACTGAATTTACTCCCATATGAGATAGAGGGTTGTACATTAGAATGTTATAAGCTAAAACATGCATGGTCTGTAGCGTATAGAGACATAGACGAGATCCCTATATATTGGAGTAGCGAGAGACTTCTTATAGATACATTATTTTCACTGATAACAACATTATTAAAAAATGGATTATATGAGTATAAAACAAACAGCAAGAATAAGGTACAAAACGGAGGATAATCCTCCTATGGAAGGTGTTCCTCTTTTAGGATACAACAAAAAATATAGCTGTCCGTGGGAAGTAATGTACAAGAGAGGGGATAAGTACTACACCTGCATGAAGTATGATGCTGAATTTGAAACATATCCACCGGAAGAATATGAATATTTATATCCATGAAAATATGAAACAAGTAACAAGAATAAGATACAAAACAGAGGATAATCCGCCTATGGCTAATGTCCCTCTTATAGGATACAGTTTGGAATACGACTGCAAGGTAGCGTTAGTATACAGAAAGGGGGATAACTATTACACCAATATGGAGTGAGATGTTGAATATAAGACGTCTTCTCCAGATGAGTACGAATACGTATATCCGTGATAACCAGAAGGAATATATTTTCATTTAAGCATGATTAATATTATTTTTATATTATTCATGCTTTTATTTTTGTTTAAATCTTACTTTTGTATCAACATTAAAAACCAGATTATTATGTATGAAAACAAACAAAAAGTCAATGAACTTACGATGAGGACATTGGGTTCTCATTATGGCGGATATACCTATGTAAAGGTAAAAAATCGTGAAACTTACGTAACGATAGATTGGAAGTTATTTAGGGCTATAGAGAAAGGGGAGGTGGAGATAGACAACGAGAAATACCATCTATCCGGAATAGAGTACGTAGCTAAAAGATATCAGGATATGTTTTATGCAGGTCGTGATATTTATTATTTCAAGGGTATAGGAGGGCATGGGATGACCGATCTTCTTAGAAACGCTATAGATGATTTACTGGATACCATAAGCAGCAGGGAGACTTATCGTAGCGCAGAGCACAGGCTGTACGCCCAAATGAATAAACTTACGGAAGCGGGAGCCATGATCAGCTTAGCTATTGAATTACTAACATCTAACATCCGTCATAGTTATGGAGAAATTAATTTTGAACGACATCCAAGACCTGTGGAGATGGAGGGAGAAGATAAACATTGATGACTTCAAAGAGGATCCTATGGCTGAGGATATGCCATTATATTTCCCGTGCGCCGTCGTATGGAATGTGGATTATGGTGAGCATGACGCTGATAATTATGTATGTTATGGATTTGTTTATGTAGCAGAAATATTAGGGATATGAGTGTTAAGAGACAGATATTTATTAATAACAAAGGCATTGATGGGGAGATAGCTAATAATATGACATTTGATTTCGATTTCAATGTTGACAAGAATATTCTTGAAAAAATAAAAGCAAAGAAGGAGAGCAATAAACTAAATACAAAAGATTGGGCGCTGTTCTCGCTTATGGTTTTGTTTATTTTTGCGATGGGAGTTGTAAGTGGATGGTTGGCGTTTAATTGTTTAAATCATGGATAATTTAAAAGACATACAAAATATAACCGGTCTTACGTCAGAAGCTATATTCAATATACGTAAACCTGTTGATTATATGTGTAGCGATATAGACAGTCATATAAAAGATATCGAGACACAATGTGATTATATTATGGATGGGGATGAGGAGGATGTTAAATATTATTAAAAATCAATCAAATCAGACGTAGATTCTTATTTCGAGGATATACGGTCAAAGGTAGAGAATCTCCGTGATTGGGGAGAGTAGTGGAAAGTACTGGCTAAAGACCTATTTGATGAGTTGATGAAAGTAAATAACGATAAGACCATAAACGACTATCTGTCTTATGAGGCATTGAATAAGATTAAGGAACATTTAAAATAAAACTATAAACATGAATAAAAGAAAAACCAAAAAAGACTCCATTTAAATAATAAAGAATTTCAAGTCTTATTTCGTTCAGGCAAGAAATACTTTAGATATGCGATAAATAATCTATGTCTTGCTTTTGGATGTTCTTCATTAGAATATTGGATATACTTCTTTGAAGGTAAAAGAGTTGATGGGAGTATATATTATAAAAGCATTTCACGACTAGTTCTTAGATAATGATAAATTAACAAAATAAATAGACATGAGCAAATTACTATTTTTTGATTTAGAGACAACCGGGGTTAAGTTCTGGAGAAACGGGATACACCAAATAGGAGGGATCGTGGATATCGACGGGCAGGAGGCCGAGAGGTTTGACATCCGCCTAGCCCCGAACCCTGCCGCCACGATAGAGCAAGAGGCGCTGGACGTGGCTGGAGTTACCTTGGAGCAGGTGCAGTCGTATCAGCCTATGGAAGAAGGGTACAGGCAGTTAGTTGGTATATTATCCAAATACGTGAATAAGTTCGATAAGAGGGATAAAATGTATTTAGTGGGGTATAACAACGCTGGATTCGATAACAACTTCCTACGGGCTTTATTCCAGCAATGTGGGGATAAGTATTTCGGATCATGGTTCTATCCTAACTGTATGGATGTATATGTTATGGTGACACCGTTCCTGATGGGTGTAAGAAACGATATGGAGAACTTTAAGTTGATGACCGTAGCCAGAACTATAGGTATTGAGATCGACGAGAATAAGCTTCATGACGCTACTTACGATATTGAGCTGACTAGGGATATTTTCTATCGTATAATTGGCAAAATGGACATTAAGCTATGAGGGACATTTTAGAGGCGATGCATGATTACCCGGATGAGGCGCTTGGGTTGTGTTTCTTTTTGATGGTGATTGTCTGGTTGTTGTCAGGTATATTTGAGAAAAAAAATGAATGATAAACTCGATGAGATACTGGATCTCATAAGATCTCAAAATGAGATGATTAAGGATATCCACGATTATGTGAAAGAAGTTACCAGCGAGAAGTATATAGGAGAATCCAGAATGACAAACTTCTCTATTAACTTGGCCGCTGATATACTTACCGAAGCCATTAGCCCTAAGATAAAAGGGATGATGGTGGATTTATTAAGGAAACAGGGATGGAAAACCGAATGAGACATGGGAACATATGAGAAGAAGGTAAATCAGTTAAAAGATTTGATGGTAAGGAAATACAAATCGGCTTACAACAAATCCAAGGAAATGGACATAGATATAAGCTCGATGACATATCTTCCAGAACCGGACGTATTCAATGTTATGTACACTGAGCATATGTCCGTTATTCTTGATCGGGTTAATAAGATCATAGATGATAACAAGGATAAGCTTAAGAATCCGACTTGTTCTACATGCGTACATCTGCATGATAATGATTGGGCGAAAAGATACGGGAAGGCATGTCGCTCTATTTGGCAAGTGTGCGACCATTATATAAACCCTAATAGAAAATATAATAGGGAGCAAAAGACTTATGCGAGACGGCCAAGCAACAAGGCTTGTCCTAATTATGAGTATGGTGATGATAATTTTGAAAACAGAAGAAGATGTATAAAAGAAAAGAATACCCAATAAAGAGCTATGTGCCGATGCGCACCAACAAGGATAGGACGTGTATCTGCTGTGGCGATACGATCCCAGCCGGCAGCAGTAGGATGATACCTAGACACGCTAAGGCAAATCACGGTCTATGTTTCCCATGCTTCAGGAAATGGAGAGATACCGGAGGAGATCTTGAGCTTATGAACAACCCAGGAGATGCGAAGAAAGAATATGTCATACATATGTCTAATATCCTGAAAGGTAATTGTGATATAATAAAAGGTCGAAAGCTTTACGTGGCTTTTAAAAAGGCGATAAACGGCGGAAAGAAGATCGTTATCAAATTTGACACTGATCAACCGATATCTATGTCAACAAGAGTCATGAATCCTTCATTCGGGAAGATTATGGATGAGTACGGCAAGGACATATTCCAAGGTAATCTCAAACTGGTAGATGTCCCAAAAGGAGTTAAAGACTTGATAGTTAACTATATAGAAAAATATCGTAAATTATGAATATAAAAACATTTATATACATGATCCTGACATTCAGGAGAGTAGATCCTATACCTAAGAATATAGGTCTTATGTTAAGTACAACGTTCTGGATATCTATAGTATGGATAATATCCAACTTTACCATATTGATAATGAGATTAACAAAGTAGACGAAATGAAAGAAGGTGATGTGATATACAAGAATGGCGTGGAGCTGCTTGTAGTATTAAACTACGACCATAATGAGCCATGTAAGGGTTGCTTCTTCTACGAGGATAAGGCGTGCGTATCAGAAAGACTGATAAAATGCTGGGATTGCAAAAAGGAATATATATTCACGGCTATACGTAAATATAATACGACTGAACTGTGCGGAATAGTAAAAAGATATGAGGAGACGTATAAGATAATACTTAAAACAATCAAGAAGATTGAGAAAGAATGTCAAAAATATGTTATCTGGGATACTGCGCATGTGATGTTGAAAGATGATGGAGAGCTTATTATAAAAGCCTTATCCAAGGATAAGTCCGTGCTTTTAAATGATTTCATTATATACATCAACAATAATGGGAGTATAGACGAAGAGGACTATGATCTATTATTAACTAAATAATTGATAGTACAAATGGACAAATCAAACAAAATAGAGAATCTAGCAAACAAGTATGTTGAAAGGCATATAAGAGATAGACATCTAAGCGATGATACGATAAAAGAAATAAAAATAGCTTATATTATGATTATAAAAGATTTTATAGCTATTGTCGATAAATCTATATCAATGAATGAAGATGATATAATATACGTCGTTAACAACATATCATCAATATTATATGAACCTGTAGAAATCTCTAATACCGATAAAAAAATATTGGAGATAGGGATAGCGCTAGGCCTAAAGAGCGCCATATCATGTATATTTGGTTCATTATTAAAAGATGACTGCAATATAAAAGATGAGATAATTGATATATCTAAACATATAAAAGAAAAATTAATATCAAATAAGACGGAATGAATCACGCTAGTCTTTTCTCAGGTATAGGAGGCTTTGATTTAGCCGCTAGAGAGGTAGGATGGAACAATGTCTTTCAATGCGAGATAGATCCATTCTGTCAAAGTGTATTAAAATATTATTTTCCAAAAATAGTATTATATGAAGATATTAAAAGAACTGATTTCACTTCATGGAAAGGGAAAATCGACGTGCTCACCGGAGGTTTCCCTTGTCAACCATTTAGCGTCGCTGGACAACGAAAGGGAGCGGATGATAACCGTTATCTCTAGCCGGAAATGCTTAGAGTCATACGAGAGACAAGACCGCCCTGGGTTATTGGCGAGAATGTTGCTGGAATCACCAATATGGTTCAACCCGGTAGTGAAACTGACGTGGAAACGAAAAGTGATCAAGATGAAGAAAATTACAAGGAAACGATACTTGAGCAAGAATATATCATCAATACCATCTGCGACGATCTTGAACGTGAAGGATATTCCGTCCAACCGATCATTGTTCCAGCTTGCGGTGCCGGAGCGCCACATAAACGGTATAGGGTATGGTTCATTGCTTCCGACTGTTCAGACGCAAGGGTTGAAGGTTTGCGACAAGGACGGGAAGACAAGATCCATGGATTTGAGTTCACTTCCCAAACAAGGGATAAAATACGGAGACTTATTACCGACACCAGTGGCCTCAGATCACACAGGTTCTTGTACGATAAGGAAGATGACAAAAAGCAACGGAGCACCGAGAACAGATTCTTTAAGAAATATGCCTGCCGTGATTGGGATGGACGGGGATCGACTCAATGGAAGAGTTTTCCAACTCAGTCCCCTATTTGTAGAGGAAATGATGGGCTACCCTTTAATGTGGACAACCTTACCATTCCTTACGGGAAATGGAGAAAAGAATCAATAAAGGCTTATGGTAATGCCATAGTGCCGTTGATAGCGGTGAAGATATTCGAGATGATAAATAAAATAGAAAGATATGAACAGCAAACAACTTTATAAAATAACGTTGACAAGGGAACAGCTAATGCTGATATCCCAATGCGTGGAAGACATCAGTAGATTCGCCGCTGGCGACATGGACCTACAACATACGACAGATACGTTGATAAATGATATGGATGGAGCGGAAACGCTAGGGATAAGAAGCTTTATAATCAATAACTCACGAGCGATAAGAAGAAGACTGTTCCCTGATCTTGGGGATTATGAGCATATAGGATATGATGGGGGTAGTAAGGATAAGATAAATAGGAAGAGACTTATCGGTAACACCTACCAGATATATAGGTCGATATTACATCAGTTGGCCATTGACGAGAACTGGAATAACGTGTATAGTGATATCACGTTGCCTTCAGGTGATATGGGAACGATCAAGGTAGAGAAGGTTGACGATGATAAGGATAACGACATTTAACGATACTAAAATATGAGCTTATTTGTATGCGCTAAATGCGGTCGCGTTGATAATACCGCCACGTCTAGTTAAAGGAATTTTTCTTATTAGATGAAGAACTGGAAAGTTTTAAAGAATTTTTGAATGATTCTACAAAAAACATCTATCATTCTATTGATGGAGTAAAAATTGTCAAATCAGAAAATGGGGGACTTTGCGGAGTAGGCAGAATACCTCATCGTCTAAGAACTTTATAAAATTACAAATATGAAGACAGCAAAAGATTATCAACAAGAGTTCAGATTAAAGGATGATGAGTTAGCCCAATTCGATGTGGATGATTTTGTGGATAAATATAAAGACTGATAACGAAAATAAGAAGGATAGGATGATAATCGCCTATCCTTCTCTTACTTTAATCAAATATCTTGCCGCCAAAAGAGATAAAAGACTCTCTTGATTTAGGTATATTCCTGATATTATATAACGTTTTCTCAAATCCCTTCCTAGTCATATAGACCGTATTCCTGATCCAAGTATCCGTATTGTATCTGTAACGCGCATAACCCTTCTTCATAACATTCTCTGTTAATATCCATTCTCTTTTATTCTTGTAAAAGAAACCTTGCTCTTGTAAAAACTCTCTTAAAGATCTTTCCGCTATATCACATCCATGAGACTCCAACTCTCTCCGAACGTCACGGATCAACATATCATCACCTTTGTCATTGGCCATAATAGCTGTTTCGGCGAATCCTACCTTAGGAGCCTGCTCCTTGATAATGTTATCGGATATTCTCTTAGCCTCCTCTACCTCTTTCTTGACCTCGGCTAACGCCTGTTTCTCTTTCTCGGATGCCAACAACGCTTCCAATGCTTCTATATAATTATGTGGAAGATTCTTCTCCACGGATTCTTCCATCTTATTGAAAGCATTTACCGCGCCATGAAACACACTTCTATATACATCAAATACTCTTCTTTCTTTTCTTGCTATTAAATATTCCATACAAGACACAGAAATCATATACACAATCGTAGGTCTCCCACCAACTGGGTTTTTGCCATTTTGGGTAAAAACTTTATAATCAATATCTTTAATAAACCCATTATCACCAGTAAGCACTCTAACAGCCTTGCCCTTATCAGAATATATCAAAGGCCAAACATCATCTAAATTAACTGGAAAATCTTCTCCGGATTTAACTAACTCAAGAACCTTCTCGAAATACAATCTAATAGACAAATTGTCATTTAAAACAATATTACACATAATATAAAAAATAGGCTCAAAAGGAAATGTCGGATCTCACCTCGACAAATCCTAATGAGCCAAAAATATCTTACACATTGAATGACCTTGAAGTGAGATCCCGTCATTCATTGTTTCATGACGCAAATATAGCCAATCAAATTGTCTTAAACAATTGACTGGCTATTTTTCTCGTCATACTATATCGGTTATCTTCCCCTGTCAAAGTACCAATTAGCGTCCTCCCCAGACTCGTCCTTATCCCTACCTCCTAAGAAGAATCCCATCGTCATGCCGTTGGTCATCAACCAGTAGTCGGATGTCTGCTTAATATCCCTAGCCGTCTTGATATTATACCATTGCTTACCAAACGAGAACTTCATGAGCTGCCTCCATAGCTTGCTCTCGCCCTTATACACTCCGGTCTGGACGGTAGCGAACGGATCCCAGTTTCGAGGATCGGTGAGGTCGCCTAACTTCCGGGCGGTGACCAGCGGGTCCTGTAGCATGTCTATGGCGTTAAGCTCCATGAACGGGGATGTCTGGGAGGCGATCTCATTGATCGTCCTGAACCCGATGTAGGTAATGAACTGCCCGAACCAGCTATCCTCATTATCCTCCCTATATCCCATCAAAGCCCGTCCTATGGCCATCATCGTAGCGAATACCGCCATGTTGATAATCGATCTCTTGATATTGATCTGCTCGTAGGGGGTAAGCTTATCATACTCTTCCTTAAGCACGTCATATGCCTCTCCCATCCTGCCCTCGGACATCGATCCATAGACATTACCGGCCAGTCTCCATAACGTTCTCATATATCCTTCCTCAAACTGGTTGGTTTGGAAATTGAAACCGGCTTTCTTATACGCCCGCTGTACGGCCAATATAAACCATCCACGGTGAGGCAGCACCATATTAAGGATAGCGTTCCGGCTAGCCCCCACCCGGTTCTGCTCGTTCAAGGCGCCGTCACAGATCTGCACCATACTCCTTACCCTACTGGACAAGGTGGGTATATATCGGTCTATAATATCCTTGTTAGCCTCGTTCTTAGCCACGATCTTTCCGTCCTTGACATCTACCATGTTCCACATAGAATAATCCCTTAAACGCTCCCAATCGCGTTTAGCCTCGTTAGCGGACATGTTTCTGTCTTTCATCATCATCTCCTTGAAATTGGAGTATGACCAGAACTGACCCTCGTATAGGCGGGTATCATCCATGACCGAGATAATGACCTGCGGATCCAACGGGGAGTTAAGAACCTCCATCATCTTAAACGGCAGGTCCCGGAATAAGGTTCTCCAGATTTTGTTATACGCTGCCGATCGTACACGGTTACGGACATTGAACACGCCTAGAGCCTCTCCAACGACATATAGCTTGTTGGTGCGGTTTATATCCCCGATCTCCGACACGTACGTACTTAACTGCTTCTGGGCTTCCCCATAGGCGTATCTCATGGAGTCCTTGCTTATATACTGCCCTACCATACCCTCCAAAAGGAAGTTGGCCTGCCCGGTAAGGGCGCCGGTAGCCGCGACGAATGGGGAGAAGCCTAAGTTGGATTTGGATACGAATTTGGTAAACATAAGAGCCAGCTTATTAAGATCGACCTTATAATTACCTATATTCCATTCTGCCCGCTTATTATTTATCCTAACATCATAGATACTGGCGTTAACCCAGTCCTGAAACATCCTATAGGCGTGAGTGGCCTCCGGGTTCTTACCGCCGTCGTATTGCGTCTCCAGCATCATGTTCCTGTATCCCATGACATCATCCAAGGCCGCCCTCTTATACTTGTAAGCGGTAGCCTGCAAGGATAACATGGGATAGGAGTAGGCGAAGTCATGGGACACGTCGTTGGCGTTCTCCAGCTTACTAAGATAGTATTTGGGGATCATACGATATTTGTTATCGTTCTCGTCAATCCCTCCTAGGTCTTGCCCCTGACCATGTATAGGGTCATCCACCCTCTCGCCAACGATATCACGTACGGCGTTGCCGATGGCCGCCTTCGGGTCAAGCCCGGCCTGCACCATCCTCTCCACGCCGCCCTTGGATATCTGTGGTATTTGGTAGATGTTCCGGAATCGCTCATCATAATCCTCCATAGCCTTACGGCTTATGTTAAGCAGCTCCTTCCTCATCTCCCACTTATCCTTATTGATCGTAGCTTCCTCCCCTTCGTTGGTAATACCGTATTTCTTGAAAAAAGCCTCGTTCTTGTACTTATCGAACCTAGGCGTATGATACCCATAACCCAGATCGGGATTATAATTAGGATTACGGAAAGAACTCTCGGCATCGGCCTCATCAAGCCACTGGTTGTTGATCGTCAGATCAATCATATTAATATCGAACCCGAAACGGGATACGCTCTCTTTCTCGGATATACCATTTTCTATGGCATCAAAGAACTCGGATACCTTATATATACCGTTATTTATCTTTCTGATGAAATCAGAATACCCTTTGGGAGAATATTTCCTCATATAAGGATACAACCGGGTTCTGGCGTACTCGACAAGGATCTTATCAGTCTTACCCATCGCTATGTCGTTAGCTAGCTTATTATTGAAGTCAGGACCGTATTTCCTTCTCAAAAACGATACCTCCACGGTCGTCCATGACGGGTTTTTCAGAGATAACTTGGCGGCCATCCTATCCACCTGACTCCGGGAGCGGGCAGACATATGTTCCTTGGCGAATTTAATCTCATCCATACCCTTGTCGTATGCCATGGCATCCCTTAAAGCGTTACGGTAAGAATCCGTGACTCCACTCTCCACCGTATCAGGCATATCCATCTCAATAGCCTCAGCGGAAGCGGCGGCATTAATGACACTCTTAGCCTCGGCCAGACGATCATATAACTCGTTTATCTTTCTTAATGACGATGATCCACGAAGACGATCGAAATCATACTCGCCATATCTAGTACTGTCCCGGTACTGAATAAGCAAAGGTCTTAGCTGGTCATTGATCTCGTTTATTGTCGCCATCGCCTCCTCTACCTTCTCTATCCTTGATGATGATACAGATTGCTCCGTGATCTTATCAACCAGATTCTCGTAATAATCACCCTCCTCGGATCCCCACATATCCTTGGAGAAGCCAAGATGACCGCCAGCTAGCAGGAACTCAAACGCAGCCTTGCCGCCCTCGGACCGCTCTATCCCACGAAGTATCTCCTTGAACTCGGCGGAAGCCTTACGACCCTCGTTGGTATTCCCGAACTCCTCGGCCCACGCCTCGTCCCATGCCTTGATCTCCTCGGACATCATCAGAGCCTCGGATCCCTCTTCCTTTGGTGTCCCATCGGAATACCACTCGCTCTTGGCTATAGCCCTATCACGTAAGATATCCAGATAAGATCTCCAAGCTATAGGATCGGATTGAAACGCCTTCAAATCGACCTTCCCGTTCCTCACGAACTTATCCATAGCCGCATACCTGCTCCTGCGGATACGGGTCATGAAATCGGACGTGGCTTGCGATACCCTACGACCCAGTCTTTCCTCGACCTTCTTATTAACTTTATCGATCTTATCGTAATAAGCCTGCACCATAGGTTTCTCTCGGTTCTCATCCAACCACCTATTTATCGCGTCGAGATATCGTCGCTGATCCTCGAACGTCATGTCCGAGATATCAAAATTCTGGATGGTAGGTTTGAATACATGATATACCTCCTTCGTAATAGGCTTATCCCCGTCATATCCTACTATGTCGTCACGGGTCTTCACCTTAAGGCCTCTATCGGATAGAAGAAGATCGATAAGCTGTTTCTCGGTCTTACCCGTAACATTCTTAAGATCATATATATCGATAATAGCCTTAGCCTGCTCGGTCCTGTATAGCAAATCGTATTTAGCGAAATCACGGGACGAGTCAAGGTAATCCGAGTTCTTCCCATTTATCTTCTGTATAAGATCCTCATTATCCTTTATCCCCCATCCACGCTCTTTCATCATCCTAGTCATCTTATTGATATTAGATATACCTTCGGTATGGGCTTCATTATGGGCCTTGGCTAGACGTTGGCCTAACATACCTAAAATAGCGTTACCACTATGCTCCAGCGTGCCAAAGAACCGGGACATGACATTGATATCCTTATGGATGTTATTTATCAACTTCTTTATCCCATTCCAATATCTTTCCGGGATATTAAACATCCGGAGCTGTCCATCCAGCCAATCCTCGTTACGATCGCTACGAAGGGCGTTTATATCAGACATAGATGTCTCAGCCATCCGCAATATATCATCCATATCCTCTACCATGCCAACCTTGTTGTTGCCATAATAATCCGCCGCCTGATTATTGACGAATCCACGAAGATTCCTGATTAACGGTACTATCTCCCCATATACGTTATCGATAACCTGTATCGTCTCATAATCCAATCCCTTGTCGCTCTTACGCAAGCTACTGGCAACCGTAACCAAATACTCCACCTCAGCCTTGGCGGTCGCTATGACACTCTTGGTGGATAACAGGTTGTTGTTTTTATTAAGCTCACCCCCGACTTGTCTCACCTTCTCTCCTATATCACGAAGAAGGGAGATACTCTCACCGATCCTCTGGCTTTGGCTTGATCTCATCCTCTGCAATCTGGTGTATAGCCTTTCCAATGACCTACCGTTCTTGATCAGCTTATTAGCCACGTCAACGTCCGATAACGAGTACATGAGATGATCGCTATCCTTTAGCAGAAGCACGTCAAAGGCGCTTGGATCATCAGCTAACGCCGACTCCTTTATCCTGTCAAGTACCTTATTTAAATCCGATCTTTGGCTGGAGAAGAAATTACGTATAGCTCGTACCATCCTGCCAAACAAGGAGAGCTGGGCGTCCTCGGACGAGGTCAGATCCTCTACCGCCTGCTCCATGCCCGGAACGAACCGTTGGGCCAGCGTCTTACCTAGGATCTCCCGCTTCACCATCCGATCCAACTCCTCTCCTTGGTATTCCTTCCCATACACCTCATAGTAACGACCAGCGAACTGATTCCATAACGACGTGCCGACAATAGAATCCAGCACCTCGTCAATCTCCTGTTGGTTACGATAAGTATCGACCAAGAAATGAGCCACCTCCTCATTGAGATCCTCTACCGTAGCCCCCTCAGCCAAGGCGATAACCCCATTGGCCATGTCGGATAAGGCCCTAGCCGAAGGATCCACGCCATTACGCATCTTATACTTATCCATATACTCAGACATACCCATCACACGGATACCTAACGTGGATAAGATATTGGTGATATCAGTCCTATTCTGGAGATCCTCCGCCTTCTCATTCTCGATAACCCCACGGACATTGCTTCCGTACAAAGCGTTATCCTCCATCATCAACGACAAGGCCAGCTCCATGAACCCATCATACTTGTTATTAAGCTCCTCAAACTTGCCTTGCCTTAACATACCCTTGATCTCCGATCTGCTTACCGTAACCTTCTCCCCGGACGTAGTGATAAGATCAAGATCATTACTTACCTCCGTATCAAAACCTATAGAACCCAATGCGTTCATTTCGGAGGACTGACTTCCAAATCTATTTTTAAGGCTAGAGAAGGCATCCATAGCGTTATAGATCTTAAGACCATCAGAATTGCCGGCTCCAGTAAGATAATATCTATCCCCTAGCCTTATACGTTCCCCACTCAACATACCTTTCTTGATAAGGTAATTAACAAACCCTCCACGAGTGCTTACATCTGAGTTTGAGCTAATACCAAGGACCGGGATGAATGACTCACTGTTATTAAGGGTTATGGAGGAAGAGCCAAAGGAGATATCAGCCGTACCGGACGGGACGTCGCTCTCCTCGACACTGCCGGCCAAGAACCCGGCCTCGACCCGCCCACCGGACGATCCTTTTATGGCGTTGGCGTAAGATTCGTGTATCTTGCCGTCATCCGATCTAAAGAACAGGCGAGGCTCACCGGAATCATATACCAATCTTGAAGATGGAGGAGTATAATTCTCAATATTATTTAACGGCAAGACATTGCCAGAAAATATGATCTCCCCGTCTATACTTCCGCCTTTCACCCTAATATTAGGTCGTTGCCCGGTAAAAGCGCTTTCCACGGCCTTCCATAACATACGGGCTGTCTCCTTAATGTCTATATTCTCCCTGATAGCCCTTATATCATCCCATGACGCCTCTTTCAGTATCGTGTCGCCAATATTATCCTCATTTATGGAATCCAAATCCACCTCCTGTACCGTGGATGTATCTACCACCGCCATATCACTGACCTCACCTACCTCTCCGGAAGTAAGATAAGCCACGACATTGTCGCTATTCCCAAGACTTCTGGCCAACGCTGGGGCATCCATGTCGCTTATGGCGGACAAGACCTTAGCTGACATAAGCTGCCCCCACTCGCTAGCGTTAAGTTTGGCGCTTATGGATCTGGCGGCCTCCTTATTCCTTGGTACGGATCTCGTCCAGTTCCCGAACTTAGACCTAAACTTATCGTTATAAATAGTCATATAAGCTTCAGCGGCCTTATTAAGGTCACTTACGGCGGCTATACCCGCTATCTTATCGAACAAGGTGGATACCTCGCCGGAAGGGGTCAAGACACGGGTTATCTTACCCTCCTTATTCCTTTTAATTACGCAACTCGACATAACTTCATGTTTTTGACAAAGATAAACAAAAAGCCCCCACAAATAAGCGGAGGCTGATATTCTTATATTCCTTATAGAATTTATGACTTAATCCGTATTCTTGCTATTGATGAACTCACTAACGCAATCACCAGCGAAGCCGGCTATATACGCTGCGTGTTCATCCTCTCCAACCTTAAATCCAAGAGACATGTTGCAAAATTGGCATACGCTCATTGCTATATGGAATGACTCGTGACATATATTTCTCATTATTAAATCATCGTCGCTCGAAAAATTCCAAAGTATGGCAAATTTATCATCATCGTCCCTATCCCTTACCAAATTCACGAAAGACGCCTCCTTATCCATATCATCTTCATCTCCCCATTTCCCCTCGTGTTCAGGTTCCATATTCTCGAAACGATCACACAACGTCTTATAATCTAATCCAACCGTGATAATCAAATCCAACGGATATATCACGAAATCAAATTTCTTTTCTCTCATAATCCCTTTAATTTTTCTATAACCTCAAAACACATCTTACACTCAATCCTACGATACAACTGCCTTACGCCATCTATCGTAGTCCAATAACGACCACCCTCACGGTGCAGGAACTCGCTCATGACCTTAGTGTCAGCCACATCATGTAGGTCATATGAGTCAAAACATAACTTACATATATCGTCAAGATCAAAATAAGT